GTTTCCCCTCGCTCAGTTTAAAACATTCTGACCCACCCCCGGGGTGCGCCTGCTTGATGCGTCTTCAGTCATCGTCTTGATGTCATGGCACCGCTTGCACAGCGCTTGCCAGTTGCCCTCGTCCCAGAACAACGATCTGTTTCCCCGGTGCGGCACGATGTGGTCAAGCGTCGTGGCCACATGCCCGCAGCCAGGTGTCGCGCACCAGGGATGCCGGGCCATGAACTTAAATCGTGCTGCTCTATATCGGGTTGACCGATACCAGTCATGCCACTCGATCGATGCCCGCCTGCTTCTGCTGGACATCAGGTACTCATGCTGACTGCAGTAGCGTTCTTGTGTCAGGTTGCCGCAGCTGGCCACGTGACATGGCTTATATGCCTTCTCCATACTTGCGCACTTTCTCTGGCAGCCTGGCGCCGATACCTTTCCTGCAGGAGGCAACAGGTTCGGCATCAGGCGTTGTCCTTGCCAGGCTTTTACCAGACTCATGAGGACACGGCCCTGGATGCGGAAGGCAGTAGACTTGTGTCGGCGCGTGATCATCGTCGTACATCGTAGGGCAACCCCAAGGGCAGCCGATACACCTGTCCTGCATGCCATCACCTCCAAGCGGGCATGAAAAAGGAGCCTGGCCGTGTTGGCCGGGCTCCTCATTCGGATCTCCATGTTACCAGTTTACTTCAACTTGTGTGCCAAATCGTGCCAGCTTTCAGCGAGATGTTTGAGCCCGTGATAATGCAGTCGCCAGCAGCTTCGTACAGACCAGCACGTCTCGCATTCGATCTTTTGCATATTCTGGTTCAGGATGTACCGGCGATTGATGACGGTGTACTCATCGGGCGGCAGCGTGTTGATCCATTCGTATATGGCCCTGATCTCTTCCTCCTGTCTTGCAACGTCTCTCCACATCTGATCACGCATGTCCAGAAAACTATGAACATTACATTCGGTCCTATTTGTTCCTTGCCCCGGTGTCCCGCCAGTCACCTCGTAGTTGGCAATCGGCGCAGACGGGAACGCGGCATTGATGACCGCCTTACTTGCGTTTAACTTGGCCAGTCTCGGACGATATGACCGAAGCGTCAGGATAACATCCTGCTCGACTTCGCCCCACCGGTTACTGGTTTTGATCATTCATCACCCTCCGATCACATTTTTATGTACCAAATAGTGTGCGCTTCTCACATTTTTCTAACTTAGCCGCGCATCAGGCCACTATCGATGTTGATTGATCATGTCCGCATATTTACCGGCCTGCGCGGCCATTCGGCGCAACCGGCATTTTTCCGAACCCTCGCATTTGTCGCAGTCTCCGAGTGCCGGCATTACGTGATTGTTTGTTTCTCCTATCAGTATTTCATGCCGCTGCTCGCGTTCGTTAAGGATGACAGCATCGAAAGGATCTCCGGTAAGCGGTTTCAAGGCTGTTTCTTTGTCGTAGCTCATATCGTTCTCCTATTCCATGTTTCGATTGCCTTTTCTTTCGTACCCAAGACAAATTCGATATCACAGTTAGGACACCAGACCGCCCAACGTTTTCCACTATGGCCGCCATCGCCTATCTTTGCTTTGCCACCACAGAACGGACACGGCGATAATTCACTCACTTCCACTTCCTGTGGCGGCTCTGGTAATGGCATCCAGTGTGTGATGTTCAGGTGCTTAAACTGGTCGCTTTTGAACACATATTTGTTCGCTTCTCTTATTCCATATCGTGTGCTTACAAGCACATGATCTTGTTCCGGCAGTCGATCAAGAACCGACACCCATTCATTTTTGTTGCCAGTATCAGGCGTATCATTCTCTACATACCGCAACACATATCTCAGTCCATCCTCAACGCCTTGGCTGTACTTGTATAAATACTGGTTCCTCATTTTGTCTGCTCTATGTTGGCTGCCAATTGCGTAATTGATTCCTGATTTAATCAGATAAATCATTTCTTCTCTTGTCATGGTTTATCCACCTCTCCTGTTTTTTGCATATGTGTCGTATCCGGTTTGATGGCTGCGATCCCATATTGATTTTTGGAAGTTGTCGCCGCGCCTAACTCGTGATTCTCGTTCAAACCATCGCGCGCATTCCTCCATATCAATGGCGGTGTATTCTGTTTTCATGACACGTTCGCAGAATTGTTGTGCGTATTTTTTCTTTGGAACATACCCGAGCGCACGACACCGATCGACAAATTCTTCTTTGGTGTATGATTCTTTAACTGTCATGTTGCACCTCCGTTTAACTGTCTTTGTTTTGCAGTCATGTCGATTGCTTTTGTTTCAGACAATATTTTTTTTGCAAACTCTTTTACGGCATTGTCGGCATTAGATCCATCGCCAATTTGCTTCGGCATATTTGCGGCTTTCAAAAGCATGTCAAATGCTTTTTTGCTTATCACAATCTCAAACATGTTTGTCCTCCAATTTCGCAATAGGTTCACAAGTGCGCGGTTATGGTTCGTTGAAGTTGTCGCATGATCCATAGATGCTTCTCTGTGCAAAACTGCATTCAAGACCATCGCCGCACGGACAGCCACAACAATTATCTTCAAACCGTTGTTTCTCTGGCTTGTCGTATTCGCCTTTGTCAAAGTAAGTGCAACAGTCGAAGTGCAAGCATCCGGTGCATGGGTCAGGGTCAGGGTAAATCATCACTCGTCACCTCGCTTCATCTGGCTCTTGAACGCACTACATGGTTCATAAACCGTCAGCATTATTTCTTGTGTCGTTTTACAAATTGGAAGTCCACTCGATGTGTAGCCCTCTCGATTGGCACATCCCCAACACTGATATTTACCCCACGTTACATCGGGGTTGGTTGGTATTTTAAGATCAAAAATTTGCATCCTCTTACCTCGCATAATACGCTTCGAATATGCGGCTACTTTTCATTAATCTGCCGCTTTCTTATATCCCCCACATCCAACATCAGCATGACAATTCCAAACGATAGCGCTGCGTCCAAGCCCCATTTGATGCGTATGATATAGAACACAAACACCTCAATTAAGACAATGGCTTTCGTCATGAAATCCCCTCCAGCAGCTCGTCGATGTTCCGGACCCCGGCGCCGATCGCCACGCCCCTGAGAAATAGGATCTGCTGCTCCAGCTGCTCGATAATCTCCCACGGGTCTGGCGCTTCAATACTCGGCGCAAAGATATTCCGGAAGGCTTCGACAGCTCCCGGTGTGATCGCCGGCTTGGCTTCCGCCTTTTCTTCCTTCTCCCCGGTTATGACGTCTCTCATTTCCTCAACCATATCATCGATGACCGCATCAATCGACGACCTGCAGCCCGGATCGATCTCCGTAGTCTTGACCCACGACTCAGCCGCCGCTTTGACAGACTCAGCTTCCTCATCAGCTGTCAGCTGCTTGGTCTTGTCAAACTCTATTCGAATCTCAGCCTTGGCCTTCTTCGTCTTAGGCTGCTGCGGCTGAAGCCCGTTTCGCTTGCGCCAAAGGCTGACCGATGGCAGGCTGATCTTCAATGCCTTGGCAATCTCTGTGTCGGTTTTCCCCTGGTTGTACAGATCCTCGACTTCGCTGTAATTGACCTTACCCATGACCTCATCCTCCAGTCGGGCGTCCAGCCCGTTCTTCTTGATAAACTGCCTCATCGTTCCGACATATAAGCCGAAAGCCCGGCCCAGCCGCTCAATATCGTAATCTCGCAAGGGACAGTGTCCGGTCTCCTGCATGTACCGATACACTCCTTCCGGATTGATCCGCTTGCGGTCAACCTCAAACGCTATTCCCTGTTCGCCTTCCGTGATCATCATCCGCCTCCTCTCAGTACGGGCAGTCCTCCAACTCACAGCCATCCACACACGGCGGCTGGTCCGGCGGTACGTCTACATGCCTGCTGGTGCAGCATCTCATCATCGTTTGACTCCTTCCTGTTCTGCAGAGCCTCTTATTACGGCCTCTACGTCTTTTCCGCAACCAGGACACGTCATTTGATGCTTCCCTGCTTTGAGCCAGTCAACATGCGACTCACCCATGCCGCGGATATCTCGGCGGTCCGTCCTGTTGCAATTAGGGCATGTGGATGTGAAGACGAGCCGGTACGTCTTCATGGGTCCTCCAGCGGCCGGATCCGGATGTAGATTCCTGGCGTATCGGCCCAGTACTTCTCGACGATCTCCCGGGCTACCAGGCAGTCGTCGCGCCAGAACCCCGTTTTGGTCATGCAGTCCTTCAAAAGCTTTTGCAGGTTGTCGGTGTCCGGCTTGGTGGTCCGGTACTCGCCGTTCTTGTGTTGGCCGGTTACTGGGAAGCACCACATCACCATCAGCTCTGCCCCGCACTGTAGAGGATCAGGCGGCTTGTGCTGCGCCAAATGTGCCATCAGCTTAGACTTAGCTTCCAGCAGTTCCTGCTGCTTGTAAGTGAACGGTTTACCATTGCTTGCAACTCCCAACCGCTTTTCCTGGTCTGTGATTGTTGGCGGATGCATCGGCATGAAAAACTCAATCATCTTCAGCACTTAACCACCCCCTGTTCACTCATTTCCGACAACTCTTCCATCAGTTGGTCGTAATCAACCGAATTAAGCTGATGCATGAATAGCTGGGTATCAAATTCTGGGTCGTAAGACTTAATTGCTTCGACAGTTATTTTGAGTTTTTCCCGAAGCGAATATATTTCTTGCCACAAGAGATCGTCGCTAATTGGCACCTTTGTATCTGTCTGCCGGGAGATTTCTTTCCTGATAATTTCTATTAAGAGCGTTCTTGTCTCATATCCAATGGCATAATTGTTAGCAATTTCTTCCCAAGCGCTACGCAGTTCATTTATCCTTCCAACCTTCATCACTCGTCACCTCGCTCTGGTGGTTTGCCGTCTTCTTTCTCAATGATGTAGTCGTGAATGTTCTTGCCCATGTCCGTAATGAACTTGACCTGCCAGCCTTGTGATAGGTGCCTATTCAATTCTCCAATCGAATTTCCTGTCCACCCTACCGGGTACACTCGCAAAAGTTTTTGAATTACCATTACTCGCTACCTCCGTCGAACAAGCTGATCTGATCATCAAGCATCTTGGCAATATAGAACCCGTCCTTTGTCTGCTTGGCCATCAGCATCTCAGTGTTGCCGGTCTGGTTCAGTACTTTCCGCTTGGTTGACACGGAACATGTGTACTCGATCGGCATCAGTGACTTGGGCGCTTCTTCCAAGTCCGCTATACCGTCATCATCGGCAACGATGTCCAGCTTGAGTGTCAGGGTAGCGGTTGCCATATCCCGGGCGGCTGCCACAGCCTGATCGAGCGCAATGTCCAAGGCGGTCTTTACCAGGTCCATCATCGGGTGATTGATCGTCAGTTTTTCATACTTCATGCTTAACACCTCTCTTGTAATGACATCATTATGTGTTTTGACAAATTTGTTTTAGTCACTTGGATGAATGGGACACTCCGCAAGGGCGACGCTTAGCGCCCTTGTGGTGTACCCATCCGTGACGGAGGAGCAGGCGCGACAGACAGAATGTATGTATATACATATGTTTTTGTCGCGGGTAGCCCTGTCCCGAGACAGGAACATGTTTTTGTCAGTGTCACGGGTCTTTGTCGCAGGTATCAAGTTAACCCGTGACAAAAACATAAATAACGTTTTTGTCGCTGGTAGGCTTTTCGCCTTGTGACATGACAATTTGATGTTTTTGTCGCGGGTAGTCATCTGTTTATCCTCCTGACAACTGCCGCTTTCCCGTCTGTTTTTTTCTCGGTTTCGAAGCTCGGGTGTTCGCTTAACCGACGCCAGACCGACCGTGTTGACATGCCAAGGTACTCAGCAAGGTCTTCAGTTGTGACTTCGCCGTTACCGGAGCATGCCGCAAAAGCGTTCTCGAGTGCCATGCGCCGCTCGGCTTTTTTGACCTCCGGGTCCTTACGCTTCTCCATAGCTTTCTGCCAGGGAGCCTTCTCGCCTTCCGGATCCACATCCTTCAGCGCACCGACCGTATCGACCGTATGAATCGGATAATCGAACCAGATGTCCAGAGGAGCGAACTTCGGGAACTCACGAAGCGTGCCTTCAATCCGCCAGGCTGTGCGTCCGTCTACAACTGTTTTCGCCTCGCTGATCGCAGTGTGCATGTCTCGCAGCTGTGCTGTATTCAATTCCTTCCTGCAATGATCCTGCATGGCCTTCGCGCTGCAGACATCGTCCTGAGACACCTTATTGTCGATATAGTCCGGATAATATTTTTCGAGGATCCGGACACATGCAGCGGCGATTGCTTTGTTCTCTTCCTGCTTGATTACGGCGTCGGAAAGCTCGAGTTCGGTCAGGTCCAGCAGCACGTCCGGATCCCGGGCAAACACTCCCGAGCCGGAGGCCCGGTCCATGGACCGCTTGTTGCCCTGGTATCCCTTCGAATGATGATGACAGTAGATCACGGCCGCACCCAGGTCCGTGCAGACCCGGTCGAACTGGTTGCAGAAGTTCGCCATCTGGTCCGCGCTGTTCTCGTCGCCGGTAATGACTTTGTAGATCGGGTCAATGACGATCGCAATATAGCCTTTTTTGGCGGCTCTCCGGATCAACTTCGGTGCCAGCTTATCCATCGGCACGGCCTTGCCGCGCAAGTTCCAGATGTCGATATTACCCAAGTGATCAGGCTGCCAGCCAAGTGCCTGGTAGACGTCGCGGAAGCGGTGCAGACAGCTGGCCCGGTCCAGTTCCAGGTTGACGTACATGACCCGGCCTCTGGCGCATTCCCAGCTGAGCCAGCGCTTGCCTTCAGCGATCGCGCAGCACAGCTCGATCAGCGCGTAGCTTTTGCCAGCCTTGCTTGGTCCTGCCATGAGCATTTTGTGCCCCTGTCTCAGGACGTTATTGATCAGTGGCGGCGCAAGGTCTGGCAGGTTGTCCCATACGCTTGTCAGGCTCTCTGGTTCAGGCAGGTCGTCGTTTATGCCTTCGATCCACTCGTGCCACTCTGCCCAGGACGCTTTCCCAATGTTTGTGTCAACCAGGAACTGCTTCTGATTTTCTCGCATGACTCCAGGCATCCTGGACAGTCTGGACGGGTTTCTGTTCTGGCTGTCGATCCTAAGACCGTTCTTCTGGCAGACGTTGTACAGGTAGTCGACGCGCTTTCGGTACTCGTCATAATTAGCCGCATCGATCCGTACGATGGCGTGAAGGCTTTTCCTGCCTGAATGCACAAGGCATGCTATTGGCAGTTCCAGCTGACGCAAGATGGCGTTTTGCTGGTCGATATCCATCGTGTCCGACTCGACCAGCGCATACCGGAATTCTGTGACGTTCTCATTTTTGACACCCTTGCCGTCCAGCGGGTTGAACCGGATCCATGCCCCGACCTTTGGATTGTAATCACCGAGCACGGACCCGATATCGCCATTGCACTTGTTTAGCTGCTGAATGAGTTCTCCGGCTGTCCTGTCATAATTGCCCTTGGCTGGTAAAAACTTGCCATCCTTCTCCCATGACTCCGTGACATACCCGACGTTTTCGGATGCTTCAAACAGAATCTCAAGGTATCTGGCCAGTTCCTTGACAGGATCCCAAGATTTGGGCTCCGTGACTTCTTTGCCTTCAACCCAGTTCTTATCAATGATGACAAGCTCGCTGCGTTCACAGATAAAGTCATTCCATTCCAGCTCATGCCCCTCGTCCCTTTCCGGCTCCCATCCATTGTCACGGGCAAGCTGTACGATTGTCCCGCCCGTAACGACGGATCCTGATCCTCCCTGAAAGCTGGTCCATTTTTTGAAGCATTCGCCTGGATGGTACCGGGCAGAGTCCCGCCGGCTCCAATTATCCCAGTCAGCTGCTGTGTGCCCTTCGTGCTTGAGAGCCATGCCAACATTGACCCAGCTTTGGTAATCCAGGCTTGAAGGGTCTATGAAGGATAACAGCTCGAGCACGTTGTATTGCTGGTCCATGGCTTACGCTCCTTTACTCTTCGGGTGATATTGACCGGGAATGATGTCATACGGCACTCGCCAGTCATTGGCGGCAATCCTATCAATTAGTGAACGGGCTTGATCAAACTGCCATGTACCGACGTGCTGAAACCCTCGTCCCTCGAGGAACCTGATCTGTTTTGGAGTGGTTAGTCCCTCGGTTCGGCGCCGATCCAGACGGTCAAGCAGCTTCGCGGCCTTGCCAGCGTTATCAATCTCGTCCGGGAAGATGCCAAGCTTTTCAAGCGTCTCTCGCTGCTTTGGCGACGGCGGAGCCATCTCCCAGCCAAACGACGGGACATAACTGGCCAGGTCTTCAGCCTGTATCGACATTTCAAACTGCAGCGGGTCCACAAGCTTGCGCTTCCGGTGCTTCATCTCCTGCAGTTTCTTGGCCAATGCTTCCTCACGGGCCGCGACAACATCCTCAGCCGCTTTCTTCTCTGCTTCCTCAAGGTCAACTGCCCCGCCGTCCTGCTCAATGTTCTCGGTCATCCGCTGAGCGACCTCATCAGATTCGCAAATCAGGTGAGCCGGGTGACAAAGCTCGTGGCGCTCTGTGTGCCATAGGAAGTCGAGTAGGAGTAGGTGGTCCTTCCCGTCGCAGATCCGCGTTCCGCGGCCAACCATCTGGCTGTAGAGGCTTCTGATCTTCGTCGGGCGCAGGACCACAATGCAGTCGACAGACGGGCAGTCCCAACCTTCGGTCAGAAGCATCGAATTGCAGAGGACGTTGTAGCGGCCAGCGTCAAAGTCGGCCAGGATCTCAGCCCGGTCATTGCTGTCGCCATTGACCTCCGCGACCGTGAATCCCTTGCTCTTCAGAATTTGACAAAACTTCTGGCTGGTCTTAATCAGGGGCAAAAACACGACCGTCTTTCGGTCCATGCAGTGCCGTGCCATCTCGTCCGCGATCTGATAAAGGTATGGGTCCAGAGCGTTACCAAGGTCGGCCGCCTTGAAGTCACCGGCCTGCTGTCCGACTCCGGTCAGATCCAGTTTGAGCGGGATCGTAAGCGCCTTGATCGGTGACAAGTACCCTTCTTTTATGGCTTTCGGCAAGGAGTATTCGTAGGCCAGAGATTCAAAGTAGCTGCCAAGGTTGCGCATGTCTCCGCGGTCCGGGGTAGCAGTAACGCCAAGGACGTTGGCTTGGTCAAAATATTGAAGGACGCGCTGATAGCTGTCGCTGATGGCGTGGTGGGCTTCGTCGACAATAATGGTACCGAAATGGTCAGGCGTGAACTGATTGAGGCGCTTCTCGCGCATGAGTGTCTGGACCGAACCAACGACAACCCGGAACCAGCTGCCGAGCGATGACTCTTCAGCTTTCTCCGTAGCTGTGAATAGCCCGGTTGATTTAGCCAGTTTGTCTGCAGCCTGGTCCAGCAGCTCCGACCTATGAGCGAGGACCAGCACGCGCTGGCCCTCCCTCACTTGATCTTCAATTACTTTTGAAAATACGATTGTCTTGCCTGTCCCGGTCGGAAGCACCAGCAATGTCCGTCTTACACCCTTGTCCCACTCAGCCAGGATCGCTTCTTTTGCCTGTAGCTGATATGGCCTCAAGTCCATTGTCAGAACCTCCCGGCTGTATAAGCAGCAGCAGCCGGTTGATCATCCTTCGGATAAAACTTGACGATTTCATTTGACTGCATCTCCCTGCCATCATTGCCGGTCCAGTTCCGGATCCCGACCTTTGCCCGGCCAGCTGATCCGATAACTGTGTTCCAGTTCATCTGCAGTTTCTCACCCTTCTTTTTTTGGCCGATAGCCGCAAAGAATGAACTTAACAATCCTTCAGTCTTGGTATGAAGGAACAGGCTGTGCTTGAGTGTTGTTTTCCCTTCAGGCGTTACAAACTCAAGATGCACGGTGGCCTTGTTGCATGGCGGCAGGTTTGTGCTTCCCGGGTGGCGGCCCCGCTCGAAGTTTGTGACTCTGAATTCGTAGTCGCCGTCAGCCAGTAAAATAAACTCCCCCGCGTCTTTCTCGATGGTAGAATTCCAGTCCAGCTCGTGACCCGTGTTATTGTTATCCATGTTCTGCGCTCTCCTTCTTGTTATGCCTCAAACGGCAAATTGTTCTCGCAAACGGCGGCGTAGACCTGCTTCCAGGCACCGACAAGCACGCCATCAATGAAGTTCTGATCATAGTTCGAAATTGGGGTATTCTGTGGGTAGTAGCCCTTTTTCGCAACCACCTTCTGGATCTCTTCAACCGTGACGTTGTTCGCTTGCATTAGATCGCGAAGGGCAGTCGGGATGCTTGGATCCAATGCTGGCACTGATGAAGTATCGGGATGCTTTGCGGGAGATGTTTTTTCCTGTACTACTGGCGGTGCAGCCGATTGGGGGGATGGCGTTACATCGACTGAAGCCGGCTGCTCCGCTGTCGGTGAAGTACTGCTGCTCATAATGATGTTTGCGATAGCAGCATATTCGAACGGCAGTTCTTCCGGCAGATTATGCCGGTTCTTCGCGTCCCAGCAAGGATGGTGGGTCGTGTACATGACCCGTGTGCCTCCCTGTGCCTTGTTCTTGCCCTTGGCAGCGCCCTGGTTGTCTACATTGATGACGTATGTCTTGTAGTTGGCAAACAGCACCATGTCAGCCCACTCTTTGACCAGGGCAGATGTCTTCTTCTCAAGCTTCAGCTCCCATCGGTCATAGGCGCCCATCTCGTCTGGCTGTTCGAATTTGCGCATCTGAGCATGTCCTGTGATCACCACATTGTTGCCGGTGTTGATGACTTCCTGCAGGAGATTCAGGAACCGTCCGAACTCTTCCTCGAGCATGGTATAGCCCTTGCCATATCCAAAGGCTTCAATGCTGTCGACTTTAGCTTTCGCGCAAATATGCGCCATGCAAAGCAGCTCTGCCCAGTCCCCAGTGTCAATGATAAGTGTCTTGCACATGCTTGGATTGTTCCGGACAAAAGTGACCTGATCAATCAACATGGTCCAGCTGCTCGGGCGCTGGGTCCGCATGACACTCATGTGTGTTGTACTGCCTTCGGTGTCAATAAAGAGCGGATCTGGGAACTGTGACGCGAAGGTTGATTTACCAATCCCTTCAGGACCATAGATGACTGTTTTTAACGCTGATGGAATTCTTCCCCTGATGATCTGCATCAGAACTCACCTGCTTTCCAGACCGGTTTTGACTCGATCGTCTCTTTCTGGTCTTCGTGATAATTTGGATCGATTGCGTAGCCATCTTCGATAATGATGGAGCATTCGCCGCCGGTGCTAACCCGGGTGGCGATGGCTTGCAAGCCTTCGTCTTCAAGCCACTTGCCGAATCGCTGAAGCTCCTCAATATCCATCTGTTCGAGCTTGTCCAGGAGCACAAATCCGCACTTGGGATTCAACTGGCGAACTATGGCGGTCGAGACGATCAGCTGATCAGCGCCGGACATGTTGTCCCACTTGAACCCGTTGTATGCCAGCTCGCCATCGACTACCGACAGCCCGGGCAAAGGCAGGTTCGCATTACTCAACAGGTCGATCTTTGCCTGGCGAACGCTTTCGATCTCGGTCGTAAGTAGCCTGTACTGATTTTCATATTCCTTGGCATCCTCTTCGGCCTTGTCCTTATCTAGGTTCTTGCGCACCTTAGCGTTGATCTCTTCCACCTGGCGGATGTTCTCCTCGAGCTCGGCGGTCGACTCGTCTTTCAAATCCAATGCTGACTTTCTGGCTGTGACAACATTTTGCTCAGCAACTTCGAGACGTTTCTTTGCCTCATCAAAAGCTATTTGAGCTTGCGCAAGCTCACGCTCGTAACGCTCTTTCTGTTCGCGCTTTTTCTGGTTCTCGCCGTTTGTTGCCAGGATCCCCTGCTGCTGTTTGATCAGGTCAGAAGCTGACACTGGCTCTTTGGGCGCGTCCGGATAGTACGGCTGCTCTGCTGCGAACTTCTTTTTCTGGTCCGCTATCTGGCCGATCGTAGTCCGCCGGTTATAAACCTCCTGTTCTTTGCGCTCGAGCTCAAACAATTGATTGCCGACCCCGATGATCTGCAGCAGTGTCTGAGCCTTCTCTTTTGCGGTTGACTGGATGAACCGTGGCAGGTCCAAGGCCAGCTGTTCGACAAACTCATTCAGCAGCTGCTGGCCACCCTTGCGGCCGTTCGGATCAATGACCTTCAGATCGCTGTTCTTGCCCTTGCGCTCGACTACCAGGCCGTTCGACATAACAATGTGCAGCGACGGCGGGATGACGGATCCTGCCCGGGCCGGTTCGCTCGGGCGGTACCGTTACCCGCCCAGCGCCCAGGCGATCGAGTCCAGGACACTGGTTTTGCCCTGGCGGTTCTTGCCACCAATGACCGTCAACCCGTTCGCAGAAGGCTCGATCTTGACAGCCTTGACCCGCTTTACGTTCTCGATTTCGAGCTTATTGATCTTGATGCTCATTCTTCATCCTCCTCGGCGTCTTCGTTCGGGAACGGCGATTCGGTCAGCTCGACGAACGGCAGCGCTGCCTTGAAAATCTTGCTGGTAACCTTGCAGAGCGTCAGCCCGGTCTCTTCGCAAATCTTCGCCAGCTGCTCATACACTTCGGTTGTGACCCGTATCTGCTGTGACTTCTTTTCCCGAGCGCTTTTCGGGATCTTTTGAAAAGTGATTTTTTCCATTAAGTCTTCCTCCTGTGATATACTTTGTGGTGGGACATGTTCCTGGCCGCTCAGTTGCCGCTGGCGGCTTTTATTACGGGCCTAATCTCCATCCGAATCAGCCGCCCGCACCGGCTGCATAAAACGATGAACGCTGATCCGTCCTTGTTCAGCTTGCGGAAGGATTTGTCATGGCCACAGTTCTTACAGATGGTCACTCGTTGATCAGCTCCCATCGCTTGCTGTGAGCATTTATCCACTCCATGTCATCGCCGTGTACGCTGGCAAACTCATCATCTTTTGTCCGGACCATGATGATCGTGCCGAGAAGTGTCTTAGGTCGTCTGAGTGATCGCAGGTCGTCGATGATCCGATTCGGTAGCAGGTTCTTATACCAGCCCTCTTCGTTAACAATCAGGACCCGGCCACCGGAAAGCCCGACCGTCTCGATATAGCCACCGACCAGCTCTTGAAATGATTCGAGTTTGTTCTCGATGCTGACCTGTTTCGCATCCTTGCGCGGCTCCAAAACTATGGCGACAATATTTCTCATGGCTCATACCCCACTAGATTGAGCTTGTTCGCAACGCTGCGTGCCTTCTCGCGGTCCTGCGTGTAATCGCCGTAGTACTCGCGATTGCCTGAGTGATCGACCTCGCTGGTGTTGCGGATCCGGTACACCCGGTACAGGGTCACGTCGCCGATTGGATTAGATGTCACTTTCCATTCGCTTTTAGCCATCGTCTTTCACCTCAATCCATCTCGGTTGTTCCCACCAACACTCGATATCCTCGATCTCGACCTTGCACCAGGGCACCCAGGCATATTCACCGACGTCATTCGCCTGGCGGGCCATGTCCCAGAACTCGCCATCGATGTACATGACCTGCTGAATGCAACCGTACTTGTTGCCGATCAGGATCCAATCATTACCCGCCGGCAGCTCTATCCGCGGGTCCCTCGGCTCTGCCTGGTTTATAATGCCCAGCGCCGTGTTCAGTGCCTCGATCCGCTTCTTGTCGCTGATCGTATTGCGCCACATGGTCAGGTGCTCGATAACTTTTTCAATTTTCATTCCCGCTCCCTCCTCCACGCCGGCCCGATCCTGTTCGTACCCAGCCGGTTCTTCATTAGCTGGCGGCGAATCTTGCGGGTCAGCACCGACTTAACCAGGTAGGTCTTGTCATCCTTCTTCACCTGACGAACAATGCTCATTTCACGTTCCTCCCATTAGCATTCTTGCCAATCTCACGCGCAGCCTGTCGAATAGACAAACCGGATGATGCATCCAGATATTTCGCTTCATGCGCTCGTAAACTCCCGTCAGCAGCAACCTGGCTATTCTGTCCCTCATTGGCATTAATCCTCTCGATCATCTGGTGAGCCTGAAGCAGGCAGCTCCTGGCGTGTTCCAGCTCCCACCACAACGGGTTTATTTCCTCGATCCGGCTCTGAACGTCTGTAACGTGCCGGATGGCCATGACAAGCCGCTGACTCCCGATCATTTCTTTACCACCTCCACATCCCTGTACTGGACACCCCATTCCAACGCGTCCTGGTGGCTGTCGAAGTATAGATCCAGGTGCTTTCCGCTTGTCCCGCGATCCTGCACAATCCTCTGACCGACGCCCTCGATCCAGACCACCGTGCCGAATGGAAGGCTGCCTGCGACCGTAACGCCCTGCTTGACCTTGGCGCCGCTGGCCGTGATGCCATCAGACTTTCCGCAGCACTTGCAGCAGGCACAGTAGGCAGTGATCTTGTATCGGACCAGCTCGCGGAACGGCGCTTCGGTGGACCGGCTTAGCGGGATTGTCGGCTCCGGGTCCGGCCAGCTGGCGATATCTGCCTTGATGGTGTCGATTTGGTGGTTGATCACCAGCTGGTCTGCCGCGATCTCGTCCAGGATAAGCTGCATGCTTTCGCGGCTCTGCCGTAGCTCGCTGGTGGTCTGAACTGAATCACGCCATCCAAGGCCGAGAATTCCCAGGCCGAAGGTCAGGCATGTGGCCAGGATCAGAAACCGAATGCGGCTCATTGGTTGCGCTCCTTCCTCAGCACCAGCACCCGGACCAGATCGCCATTGACCCGCTGTTTCTGCGTTGTCCTTGGTTCACCACCGAGCACGACGCGTCCGGCCAGCCTCAGGAGCTTGTACAGCTCGTTTAGTGACATATCTTCCTCGTCAGCTATCTCCTGAGCGTCTCGACTGAGAACCATCGTCCTGCGCTTGCCAGGCACTGCCTTGTCGCGAAGCTTGCGCTCCAGCTCAGCGATCCGCTCGCTGTGGTCCGCGATCTGCTTGTCATGGATACCCAGGTGGTCCATAATCGCTTCAGTGTTCTTCAGGATCTGGTTTATTTTGTTCACTTGGTTGACCTCCTCGGGATCAGCTTGTCTATCCCCTCATCCGGCTGAAGCAGCTCATCGGCCAGGCGTTGCAGCTCTGGCTCGGTCCACGGTGAGTGGCCGTGCATTTTATTACTGAAGGTTGCCGGATGCATCTCGATCCGCTCTGCGACCTCGCCAGCGGTCATGTCCAGGTTTCTGTATCTTTGTTTGATAAGCGGGTATTTGCACCGCTTCACTTCTTTTCTGCTTGAAACCCGCAATTTGGACACCTCCTCGCGCCAGTAATGTACCCGCAGCATTTGCACCGCGGGGTCGTGTATGGTTTAATGGTCATAAGCTTTTCTCCTTTTTTGTTTGGCCGTCCTGGTTGCAACAGGCGGCCTTTTTTATATCTCCGCGCCCCGATATTCGGACTGGGCCTGACCGGCCATGGTTTACTACGCCGGGTGCCTCCCGGGGTCTGTCATGGCTTGCCATATGCGGTTGTCAATGTTCAACGCCGAAGCGATGGGTGTTATGCCGCCAACGCAAATAGGTATTCAAGTCGCATTGACGGGAAGTACTTATCGCGGATCTTAATGCATTCGCCGAGGCTAAATTCAGCACCATTTCCGTTGATCCTGTTAGATACGGTCTGTGCATTGATTCCAATACACTCAGCAATACCGCCGTTTGTAACTCCGTATCTTGCCATTTCAGCCTTTAGGTTTTGGTACACGCTCATCACCACCTTTCGGAATTTACGTATTTCCGTATATCTACGTTCAATTATATTCGTACTATCGAATATGTCAATACGGAGTTACGCATATTTTATAATTGTCCGTATATAGTTATTGACTATTACGTAAATCGATCTACAATGAATCTATGGGATGGAGGAGGTTATTAAAATGTCTTTGGAGGATAAATTGCGAGCACTTATATTGGCAAAATATAAAAGCGTTTTGAAATTCAGCAAAGCGATAGATGTGCCATACACTACTGTCATAACCGCATTAAAAAGCGGGGTATTAAACGCTTCGTTTTCGACAGTTGTAAAAATCGCCCAAGGTCTTGGCCTTGAAGCTGAGGACTTAATATCAGAAGAAAATTTTGATCAGATTTCCCAAAAGTACTCAAATCAGGCAGACGTTTTAGAATTCGTTAAAAACAATCAAAACATTAAGATGGTAGCGAAGGTTGGACGTGAGTTGTCGCCAGAAGGGCAGAAAGAATTACTTAGATATGCTCAATTTATCTCAAATGAAAAGGCTCGCGGTATCGAGTAGCGATCTTTCAAATGAATATTTTCTTGCGCATGGAATAAGAATTATTAAAAGGCCAATGCCTTATGAAATAAAGGGATTGGCCATATCTTGCGGCAATATGTATCAAATTGAAATCAACGAATGTGTTCCAAACGATCAACAGTGGGGTGCTTTTTTACACGAGCTATACCATATCGTTAACGATGATCTTGACCGGGATGAACCGGTTGAGGATATTGAAGCAGAAAATCCATATTAGGAGGAGGATCCCGACGCTGATAGCGGTCTCTGCGCCGATCCTGCTGGCCGTCCTGATTTTCTGAAATAAAAAAAGACCCGGCGCCACCTCTCACAGCAACCACCGGATCTCTCTGATCACCCACCCACGCACGCGGGCGGCTTCATGTCGCCTATTATACACCGGAGGCGACAATATGGCACGAACAAATGCAACTGTACCTAAATGGGACGCTGACCTGAAATTGTGGACCTACCGCCCGTCGATCGAGGGCCGGCAGCGCAAGTTCACCAGCCGCAAGCCTGGCAAAGCCGGGTCCCAGGAATGCATCCGCAAGTACAACAAGGCCAGGGCCGGCGTAGACCGAGCAAACATTCGCCTGGAGAAAGCCTGGGATGAATTCCTTCAAGATCGCAAGGCACGCCTGGGGCCACGCTCAGACGGCTATAGGAAGGCCAACAGCTTTGGACATCAGTTTATATTGCCAGCACTCAAAAACAAGCGCGTGGGCCAGCTGACGGCTCAGGACTGGCAGAACATCCTTAATAGCGCAAAGTCACTTGACGGGTCCCCCCTTGCGAAAAAGTCAATCATGAATATTCGCGGAGAAATCACAGCCTTTTGCAAGTATGCGATCAAGGCCGGGCTGATGGATCAGATGCCGTTCGATTTGACAATTCCAAGGACAGCCCCGGTGGTCGGCAAACACATCCTGCAGCCGTCAGACATTAAACTGCTGTTGGCTGACGACTCAAACGTCTGGTGGCTTCGAGCCTGGCAGCTGCAGCTGGTGACCGGACTGCGGCCTGGTGAGTGCCTTGGCCTGCACCGGCACGATGTCCAGGACGGTCTGATCATTGTCAGACGGTCAATTAACTCAAAGAATGAAATCACCCAGGGAAAGAACAAAAACGCACTGCGGCTGATTGTACAAGATGAATTTTCATCTGAGATTATCAGGATGCAAATAGAAAAGCTGGACAAAGAAGGTATCGGTCTCCCCTGGCTGTTCCCGGATCCGGACGGTTGCCAACCAGTGCCGACTACAGTTGCAGATCACTGGAAGAATTATGCCTCCAAGTTCTCAGCGCCAGTTACACAGTATTGTCTGCGGCACACCTTTGTCTCAATCATGCAGAATGATCTGCCCGAGGGCATGTTGAAAGACCAGGTAGGTCATTCACAGAGTATGGATACGCTTGGTGTATACGGCCATAAAGTGACCGGCGTACAGCATCAAGCAGCTAAGATTATTACCGGCGTGTTCAGTCGTCTCACAGGAAGTAGTCCTAAAGTAGTACCGGGAGAAAATGAAAAACCCTGTGAGACTACTCCCACAGGGCTTTCAGCTGGTGCGGTCAATGGGACTTGAACCTGTTTATAATGATTGGCTACACCAAACACGCCCTATTTTCAGCCAAAAAGTATGTTTTAGACATAGTAAATACGCCACACCCAAATAAATTTAGTAAAAAAAGTAGTACCGACTAAATGCAAAAAAGCCGCCCAGGTCTTACCCTGAGCGGCTTCCTTTTACATTGTCTGTACAATCCAGAGTGCATGCATCAGCACCACAAACACCTTGACACCCACCAGCCCTGCCACGACATACCGTGTCCACTTGAACCTGTCCATGTACTGCTTCAACACGTAAAGACACACAGCGATCAGCATGGCGGCCACAAGGCACGTGCCAATGACAGATTGCTCAAACCCCCACGCAATGATCGGATTGCCCTCTTGTATTGCACCCACCGACACGCCTGCGTAAGTACAGGCAATGTCGATGAGTGACAGGATAGCTATAAAGGTGATCATCCAGGGAATGTGATTTCGGTTGTGTATGTGATAGTCAATGTTTGTCCATATTGCACGGCAACAGGAGACGCAAGCAAATCACGCGAAAGCAAGAATAAATATGAGTATGCGTCAAATCTCCCAGCCATTACCATTCCGACTTCTTTGACAATGATTTCTGACCCGGAGTTGTTTGCGAATACGCGAGACATGATTGATGTCCACTTTTTAGTACCGGAATTATACGCGACGCTCGGCACATTTCCAGCCATATAGGTCATTTGTCCTGCACTTGTTCCGTGTGCAATTTTGGCCTGCAAATTGTGATCTTCAAAAGATTCAGCGGCATCCGATGTTCCTATTATAATACCGTAATTTGCCGAGGCATCACCTTGAAAAGCGGATAATAATGCAGACGATAAGTTTCCGTTAAACGGACCTAAAATTTGTCCTGCCGGTCCTTCGTTGAGGCCGCTTGTTGACTTCATGCGCAATCCACCGGCCCCGAACGTATTTGTTCCTGCATTTACTGCCGCCGGAAGCATGTTTTGAGCGAGAAAATTATACGCATTTCTTACGTAAGAATTACTTTTGCTTGTGTATTGTTCAATTGGTTTGCCGTTTTCATCGAGCACAAGCGCATCGATGAATTGAACAGGCGGCGGCGGTAAGTGCATTCGTTGACACATGTCGTTGATGTCAGAAATATTTTTCAGCACTTTCGGTGTGACCAAGTTTGTTTTTTTCATACTGCCTCCTTATGTGACAAGCGCGGAACATGTCCGTTCCGGCATAGCTGGTACATTTTTTGCTGTGTCCGTTGCCATAGATGTAATAAACGCTTGAACAGGCATGATTGACGGTTTGAAAATACCGGTGATTTTTTCACCATTCACATATGCTATTTTTCCGGTCATGATATCTCCTGCGGTTGCTGTAGCGTCTGACGTGTCAATGCCGCCGCCACCTGATGATCTCTTAATTGGCATGTGCTACCTCCTCATGTCCACGCTTCAATCTGCATGACTTTGCCAGCCTCGGAGCAAGCAAAGTAAATTGTTGCAGCGTCAAGGTTGAGATTTTCAGCATATGGAACATCGGTGCAGAGACACTTGATATATGGTGCAGTCGGCGCCGCTACTTTCCCGGCGACAAACGCATAGCGAAAATTCTTGGTGGCGTCGCCGTCCTGAACGCTGAGCGCAAAGGCCTTACAACCAGCCGGCAAGGCTTGGCTGTATTCCGTGTCGGCGTTAGTCATTGTGACGTTGTACACGGCCGGAGTTGATTTTGCGGCAGTTGCCGCTGCTGACCCGTCATTGGCATAGACCTTTGTCATATTACACCTCGTGCTTCTTGATGATCCTGGCCAGCGTGGTCAGGTCGGTTTTATACTCATTCGCGTCACGAGCCAGATCCTCAACCTGTTTTGATAGCTGAGCGATCTTTTCATTGTACGGAACGACATCCACGTTCGGGATAAGCCGCAATGCGTCCATCATCTTGGTGGCCGTGGCTGCATCAACTATCCCAGTCTGCGGAAGTCCGAAGCGAGCCTGAAAGTCCTTTGTCCCCTGCTCCGTCTTGCTGCCGAACCAGTCATCAGCACCTTTACTGCCGACGCTGATACCGAGCTTGATCAGCGCCTCCTGCCAGCTGCGCACGATGCCATTATCCTTGTCGCCCAACTTGATCACGTCTTCTGCCTCCTTTGCAATGTAGTCGACTGCGTGGCATTTCGCCCAGTGCGACCATGTTCGCCCAGCGGTCTCGACTACACCATATTCAACGCCTCTGGCTTCAATGACTTTGTCATCACCTATATAAACGCCAACATGGTACATGGTTCCATCACGGCGTGCCTGGAAAACAAGAACACCCGGGGTCTCCGGGCGTGTTGAAGTCTTTCCTTTTTCTGTTGCTTTTAGGTAGTAGCCATTTGCATTAGTGCTGGTGCCAGTCGCTTTTCGTATCAGCCCAGAGCAGTCATAAGCAACCTTGCCAATCCATTTGCGGGACGCCTGAATGTAGCTTGCTGTGTATTGAGCCGGGTACTGTCTTGCTTTTGACTGAATAAATGCTTCGGTAATAAGCTCGCCAGTCGATCCGTATACATAACCGCACCCAATCTTGTTGCTGACGAAGGCGATTAGATCGCTATTACTCAGCACTGTCACCACTCCCCCGCGACTCGCGAAGTTTTGCGATCAGCTCATGTACTGCGGTGGACCCTCCGGAGATGATCAATCCTGTCATTACTTCGCCGACAATTGGCTGTGACTGAAAGCCAAGCGCTGCCAGAATATCTACCTGGGCAACTATAGCGATCACAATGCCAATGATGGCAGCATAGATAGGAGCCAGCTCGACAGGCCCGATCGCTTGAATTGGGATAATGGTCTTGATACGATCCACAACAAACTGGACCAAAGTAGCCAAGAGAATAATTCCAATTAAAATGTCCATCTTAAAACCTCTCATTCTTCATCACTTTTTGCGTTTCTGATAACCATGGTATTGTCGATATGCTGCACATCGCGCCGGATCTCGGTGACATCGGCGCGGATCGAGCCAACGTCTGCTTTGATTCGATCGACATCTCCGCCGAGGTTGACCATTTTCTGATGCAAGGTGTCAACGTCCTGATTGATCTCTGTAACGATGGCGTTATTGGCACGGGCGACTGTGCAAAGATCCGTTTTCAAAGAGTCGATAAATCCTCGATGCTCAATTTCACGCTCATAGGCTTTTTTCTCGCGTTCTGCCGAAGCCGTATCGAGATGCTTTTGCTTGGTGTAGATGTACCAGAAGCAAGCCACGCTGACAGCAACCGGGTATCCGAACTCACGGAGAAAATGAGACATTCCTGTTATGTCCATTACGTAATCTCCTTGCCGCTAAAATAATATGCTATGACCGATGCCGTGCTTGCCGAACCCTCAATCAGTTCGCCCGCTTCAAGGATCTGGTCCAAGGACTGGATGTTTACCGAGCTATTGGCCGCCAAAGAATGACCCGAATACAATTCCGTCCCGGCCAGCTTCAGCGTGATTGTGACCGCGCTCGATGAAGTGTTGCAAAGCGACAGGCTTTTCAGGATTGTTTTTGTCCCTGTTGGAACCGTGTATAAGGTCGCGTTGCTGTCACTCAGAGTGCCTTTGCAGAGTCTTTCGTCAGTTACCGCCATGTCACATTCCTCCCCAAACATTGCTTTCAAGCGCGGCCAGTCGGTTGTTGATTGTGGTGATGTTTCCATTGATCGTGGATATATCACCCTCGATGGTTGATACGTCCCCGGAGAGGGTGTCGATCTCGTCCGTGACGTATCGCTTGGCGCCACCGATGATCATGTACGGTCCGGTCACATCGCACCCAACCCGGTTGTCAGGGTCGCCGCCAGGATACCTCAGATACACATCATCGACCGAGAATCCGAAAACTTGCGTGTCGTTGACCGTGATCTCCAGCCCGTTCTCTTTCGTCGTTCTGATGCGGATTTGCTGAGTGGTCGTGGTGGTCCCCAGCTGCACAACCGTGCCCTTGCCGTAGTAGTCAGCCGCCTCATCGGAGAACACCCCGATCATGGTGGTTGCGCTTAATAGCGACGACGACGTTTCATAGGCTTCTGTCGTGCCGAGCGACCCCGGTGTGCCGAAGGTGATGGCCGATCCGGTGACCGTGCCAACCACCACCATAGCCGGACCACCGTTGTGCGTGATGAACACATGCGTCGCATCGATGGCGTTGACTTTGTTGTTATAGGCGGCTCCGGAACTGTAAAGAACTTTGGTCCCGAAGCTGATTGAGGATCCGTCCACCGTGGCGACAACCGCCGCGCCCTTGTTGCTGTTTGATCCGTCCATAAAGGCGATCACAGCATGGGTCGAATCAAGCCCGGCCACGCTCGTGTAGGACGTTACTGCGTCGTTGAATACATATTCCGAACCGAATGAAACGGACCCTTCGGAGATAGTGGCAATGACCGCCGTGCCCTTGTCTGAGTTGCCGTTGTCCTCAAAGGTGATGATGGCGTGCGAGCTGTCGAGCGCGGAAACACCCATGTCGTACGTATAGCCCGCGTTGAATACGACCGCCGAGCCGACTGATATGGATGTGCCGGTGATGGTGGCCAGTCTGGCCGTGCCGTACCCGTCGTTATACACGTCGCGATAGATGATCAGCGCGTGTGTCCCGTCAAGCCGGCAGACGCTAACCTGTTCGGTTTGGTCAAGTTCAAAGGTGGCCGCCGTGCCAAGCGATATGGATCCATCAATGATCTCAGCGACAATGGCCTTGCCGCTCTTGTCCCCCATGTACTCGGTATAGGTAATCAAGACGTGCGAGCTGTCCAGCGCGACCATTTCCAAGTGATTGACGGCTACGTTCGCAAACTCCTGCACGGATCCATAGGCAATCTCCGACCCCGTAATGGTCGCCAATACAACCTTTCCATGCTCATCGTCTGATAAATCGGTATAGCCGACAAGCGCGTGCGTTGAGTCGATGCTGGCAACTCGTGGCCGCATCACCGCAGCTGATCGGAATGTGTATGGTGATCCTGGCGTCAAGGTCGAGTAGTCCGTGACCGTCTCCTGCGTGGTCGTGATGACATCAATCCCCTGTGCCGTCGTGCCCCTTGTGTTCAGCGTGTAGACGTTCCAATCAATGTTGGCGATATGCCGCGCGAAGGTGGACAGCGGATCTCCGATGGTCAGCGACTTGTACCGCTCTTTCAGCGCGTCCCACACAACCTGCACTACCCGGAGCTTTTCATCGATACCCAATGGCGTGTAGGCGACCGTGACATCATCGCCAAGGCCGATCCCGGTCTGGACGAACTGCGCGTACTCCTCTGTCTGCGACAGGTCGACCATCTCAGCCTTGAAGGTCAGAGACGGTGTGTCCACTCCGTCGGCGTACAGCATTGCGACCCGCGCCCGAAGCTCCGTATACACATCGTCTGCGGTCGGGAACACGTCCGAGCCGAGCCGCACATCGCGGAACACGATTGCCTTGACCACCGGCATCGGATAGTTTCCGATTTTGGTCGAGTCCACATATTTTTCGGGCAGGCCCAGCAGCTCGTCGTTGGCGCCGGTCGCGTACGGATAGATTCGCGTCACGACGTCCTTGGTGTTTTCCACCATGCGAAGCCAGGACAGGTTTTTCCGATACGTGACTTTAGCGCCGTTGTCCGCACCGATCCGCGAGTTGATCTCGATGGCCCAGTTGTCACGCTTCAGCTCGCCGCCCCAGACATGGACGAATGTCTCCGGCCCTTCGCCGATCAGCGCCTGGACCGGATTCGTCCGCTCGAATGTGGTGGACTTGGCATCCACAATATCTGAGGAAAAGGTGAACCCGGAAGCGAACTGACAGTTGGCCAGGATGGCGTCGCCAGCGGCGTCACCGGTCTGGGATGTGATGGTCAAGGCCTCGATGAAGTTGTTCAGCAGATCGTAAAAAACATGTCTGGCTGACACCACTATTGATCCCTTGATCGCATCCGTGTCAATGTCGTAGATCCGGAAATACTGGTCGCCCCGGTGCGTGCTGGCCTTGATGACATTGTTGACCTGCAGCTTTGACCACTTTCCATACGGATCAATCGGATGCGTCATGGTCAGTTCAAACTGACCGTTCAGATCCTCTGTGATCAGGCATTCGGTCGGCGTCAATCCACCCAGTCCGTTATCCGTGAAGGTTGATCCAGACTCATAAACAAACATCAGTACCACCTGTAGTTTCCGGTTATCTCAACCTTCGTGATCCCCGCTCCCAGCGTGATGGTGTGTTCCCCGGGCGTCAGGATCGGGAAGCCTCCGGACACTTTGCTATTGCGATTATTTGTGCCGTAGTAGCACTCCTCGATTTCGCTGTCGATGTCGACATAGGCCTCGCCAGATGTAGCGGCGATGGTGTAAACGGTCGAATCGATGGTCAGCTCACCCGCTCCCGTGACGCGGATCAGCGGCGTGCTCCATCGTGTACCCAGGGCCGTGATCGTGCCACTCGATGTCAGCGTGTGAACCGTTGGTGTCGCCTCGTAGGCGAATGGCTGGCAGTCGAACGTCACGATGAACGAATGAAATACATTGTTCAGTCGCTCCATCGGGATCGCTTCGGTGATCCGCGCTTTGTATGCCCGTGTCGGTTCGTTTGAAAACGTCACAACCCCGGAACCCTTCAACCAGGCGAACACCGTATCTTTCAAGGATCGGTCCAAGAAGCCGCATTCCACTGCCCGGATCTGGCCGTCAAACGTGTCGTCTGATAGCGTCATGTGTCCATCTCGGCCCGGTATGGTGAGTTTTTCAACCCTTTCCGCATCACGCGAAGGAGGTGGCAGCTTTTCAGCCACCACCCCGTACGTCAGCGAATTGATGCCGTTCCAGATAAAGTAATTCATCATTAACCTCCCAGAGCGGCAGCCGCCTTCTTGCGCATGAACTCGAACTGATAGGCCAGTGTTTCAAGGTCCTTGTCCGTGTTGTTGTAGAAATTCTCAATGCTCAGCACCGCCTGGCCGGATCCGGGTGCGGTTACGGCTTGCTGCGCTGATCCGGTGATGTTGACCTTGCCATTCACCTGGATATCGGTTTTCAGCTTATCCGTCACCGTGCTCATTGCTTTAGTTACTCTGCTTGTGGTTGCCTTGATGCCTTCAGCAACGCCAAGTCCCATGTTTACACCGATCTGGTCGCGGAAAACCTTTGACGGTGAGCTGATGCCAAGAATTTTTTTCATACCGCCAAGGGCTGCATTGCCGGCGTTTTTGGCCGCATTAACCAGTCCGTTGACCGCTCCCGTAATGCCGTTCTTGATACCTTCAATGATATTCTTGCCGATTTCTGACCAGTCAGCGCCCTTGAATCCATCCGCCAACGCTTTGAAAAGCTGCGGGACCGCTTCAACAAGTTTTCCTGCACCCTGGATCAGACCGCCAACAATTGCCATGATGATTTGTGGGACCATGACCACCAGCTTGTCGATGTTTTGAACAAGTGCCTGTGCTAAAGCAACAATGATCTGGATAGCAGCGTCGATTAGTAATGGTAAATTATCGACCAGGGCAGTTACTATGCTTGTGATAATGGTCGGAAGCCACTCAATCAGCCTCGGAAGCGCGTCGATCAATCCCATTGTCAGCGCCAGGATGATCTGGACCGCGGCCTCAATAAACGCCGGCAGATTTTGAATGATGGCGTCTACAATGGTCATGACCACTTGCACAATCTGCGGTACAAGCGACGGGATAGCCTTTGCAATTCCTTCAGCCAAAGCAAGCAAAACCTGCAGGCCGATTTCAATGATGACTGGAAGACTTGCCAGCAAAAACTCCGCAAGCTTTGTCATTAATGTTGTAACCATTGCGGCCAGAGGCTCGATGTTTGCAAGAACCGCATCCATAAGCCCTTGAAGCAATGTCATGGCTGCATCCATCAGGACCGGCAAAACTTGCGGCAATACCGCAACAACCATCTTAACCACTTCATTCAATAGTCCGGTCACAGTATTTACGATTTGAGGCAAAGCCCCTGCAATCTTTTTGATACCGCTTACCAGCATTTCTGTGATCATGGTTCCGACTTTGGCCCAGTTCCCAGTTTTGACGGCATCTTGAATGCCTGACGCGAGATTTTTCAGTCCGTCTACTGTTTCATCGATTGCCGGCAGCATTGCCGTTACCATGGACGATCCAAGACCTAATGCAGATTTTTTCAGGCTTTCAATGGAATCTCCTGTTTTGTCTAACGCGGCGACCTGTTCGTTTGACATGACCGCACCGGTCTTGCGTGCCTCTTCGGTCAGTTTTGCCATCTCATCCGCTGACATTTTCATCAATGGATTAAGTTCCATCGCTGATTTGCCAAACAACTGCATCGAGATGGCATCCCGTTCAGTCTCGTTTCCAATACCTTGCAAAGCCGTGAAAGCCTCGAACATAACAGTTTTGGCGTCACGCATCCCACCGTTGCTGTCTGTCAATGAAATGCCGAGTTTTTGAAATGCTTCAGCTTGAGCTGATGTTGCCGGCAAACCTTTCTGGAAGGCGTCCATGATGTCGGTCACTTTTATTTTTCCCGACGCAAGCTCCTTTGCGAGCTTTTTCTGTGTTTCGGTCGATACGTCGGTTGTCTTGGACAATTCCTTAAGGATAGCATCATAGCCGGCATGGGAATCCACAAGCGCTTGCACTTTTGATGCAGACGCCTGCATTGAGTCCATCTGCTTTTGCTGATTCTCACTTGCAGCGAACATTGATTTGGTCAACTTGCCCTGCGCACCGGCAAGCGTGTCAAATTCCACTCCGGCGGTAGCGGCCACATACGAAAGCTCCTGAACCTGCTCCGCCGTAAGTCCGGTCATGTCGGCCTGTTTCTGAATAGCGTCTGCGTTATCAATTGCCTTTTTCGTGAAACCGGCAACGGCTGTTCCTGCCGCTACAGCAGCTCCGCCAATTGCTGCCATAGATGCCCCGACTGCTTTTACACCGGCAACAATTCCGGACTTCATGGCGGATCCGGCGCTTTTTAGGAAGCTGCTGAGTTTGTTTGTTTTTCCTCCGGTGTCATCGACTTCTTTACCGAACTTGTAAAGTTCACCGGTAGCGGCTTTGGTTTCCTTGCCGAAGTTATCTTGCGCCTTTTCAGCTGATTTCAAGTCTCCAGCTGTTTGTCCTAACTCAGCATTCGCTTTTGATATTTGTTCTTCAAGCTTGCGCAATGCGTCTTTTGAGGCTGTTCCTGAACCCTTGAGGTCATCGTATTCTTTTGTCAGCTTCTCGACTTTTGCACGCTGAAGCTCCATTATGTCGTTCAGTGATTTGATTCGGGTTGAGATGCCTTCCTGGCTTTCCTTCCAGTCTCCAAGTGCTCCAGCTGCGGCTTTCCAGTTATTCTGAGCGATTCGAATACCACGGTTCATGTCAGAGATATTGTTTTTAAACTCTGTGACATCGAATCCAAACTTTGTCTTAATCTCGTCAGACACTACTCATCACCTCACAGCCAGCTCACTTCGTCAGCAGTTTTCTTCTTGAACATCTTGTCACCAACAATCAGAACGTCACTTTGTTTCGTTTCAGATCCGCCTTTAGTTGCCGTAAACCACTCCGCCAACGGTATGATGATGTCAAGCGGAGTCTGTCCCAATGTAAGCGGCGTGTACGCGGGAAAAATCTTGGTACAGAACAAAGATATAAATTCGCACCAGTCCATAAACGGGTCAGACAGCGGGTCGTCTTCTATTTCTGACGACGACCCGCCGTCCCGTTTGGGTGTGCGAGACCCGGTGTCTTCATCTTTTGCTTTTCAGCGATGTCAATAATTACCTGGCACATCTCGTCCATTGACACGCCTTGCGCAAGCTGTTTTCTGGTGAACTGGCCGTGAAACGCATCCACTACAAATGACTCAATCTCATGGAATACTGGATCCACTGCGGTTCCCTGTTCTTTGCGGAAAAAGTAACGAACCTTTGCAAAAAATCCCGAAGGAATCCGATCTCTTCCGATCATGGATAAAATGTCATCGGCGCTGATATTCTGTAAACGTTTTGCCAGTCTCAGTGCCCGAACACCATCGTCAAAAGTCGGGCGGCAGTAGTATGTCTCTACCGCCGCCCCCTTCTGATCGTAAAGTGTCAGTGACACAAGCTTGGAATCATCTATAGTTCTTTGGTCCTGATCTCGCACACTCATAAAAACTCCTTACGCGCTGTAAAGCGCAGGTACTTCGACTGCATCAAACCAGTTGGCAGTCGTGATTGTGGTGTCATACTGATCGTCAGCAACAACGCGCTTGCAAGCTGACGGCGCTCCGTCAATGTCAAATCCAGCAAAGGCCGTGACAGCAGCGGTGAATTCGAGCGTAGTCGTTTTTTCGTCGATATCCGCCGTTTTTGTTGAAGCCTCTTCTTTGATCGGCGCAAACTTGCCCTTGAGATACCAGAAATACCGGTAGCCTCCGGGCACCATCGTACGGAATCCAAGCGCCAGATACGGAGCATTCGGCGATCCTGCATCATACAGGCGTTTTGCAACCGCATCATAGTGCTTGCCGAGCAGCATTGCCTGCTGCTGGACATCGATGCCTGAGACAACTGCTGTGACCTTGGTTTCCGCTTCTGTCGTGTCAACGTAGTACGCGATATTATCGTAATACCGCGTCTTGGTCGAGTTTGACGGTTCAGAGGCGATCGAGGCAGCAGGCGCCAGGTATGTCGGAGTTCCAACGATATAGCCTGAACCGTATGTGACCGTGTCGGACGTAGCGTCCGCAGTAAGGCCGGCGCAGGTGCCGTTGGCGATGGCGATGTTCAGCGTTGAGTCGTGATTGGCGGCGGTCTTCCTGGTCAGCGTGACTTCCGCGCCAGTCCCACCAACGGTAAACAGATCCGTAATGGCGGAGTCGGCGTTCAGTGCGGTGCGGATCTTGCCGGCAACCGCAGATGCATCGTCGGCCAGCGCAACCGCGACCGTAACCGCCTTGGGAGATCCGGTCATTCCGGCAGCCGTAACTGTGATTGTCGCATTGCCCTCAGTCGAAATCGTGCCAACAACTGTTGCTTTTTCGACCTGAGCTGAGGACAGCAGATCAGAAATGACCGGTGCAGTGTAGAGATTGTCTACACCGATGTACTCACCTGTAATGCTCATTTAATCAGCTCCTATCAATTGATATTTTGTAGTCTTTCGACCAGCCATAATGTCCGGTCTCAACTTTTTCTATGTCCCTGCCAGTACCTTGTGGTCTGAATCCGGCAGTGATCATTGCAGCATCGAACAGGTCCGGCCATGTCTTCAGGTCGTCCTTCGTTCGGGTGTGTAGATGTACTTCAATGCGATAATCGCGTCTCTTTGACTTGTTGTCATAAAATGCGATGTCTGGATCAGATACCACACGATAAATAAAAAATTTTGCAGGCAGGGGTGCTGTACCAGGATCGAATTCGATCGCTCCGAACGGAATCGCAGTCGCTGTCTGGTAGGCTGTGAATGTTGTTTCGCAAATATCGTAGATACTGCTCATATTCCCAGCCTCCTTTTCAGAATGCTTTTGGCGATCTTGGTGAATTTCTTTCGAATCGCATCATCGGCTGGTCGTTTCCAGGGATCAGCAACAAACGTTACGACGCCTTTTTTTGTTTTTGCACCGTATTCTTGATAGCGGGCATGCCAGAATCCAGCCTCGTTCTTTTCCATAAATGATCCGACTTCGCCGGATATTATGTTGCCGTCTCTTATGACAGGTTTGATTTCAAGCGAGTCGATAGTCAGGTCGTTTTTGTTATGACGTTCAAGTCCATCCTTGTATTCGTCATACAGCTGGCGTTGCCCCTCCTCGATCGCTTCAACCATAGCCTCAACAGCCTGACCGCTCTTCTCTTCGACCATGCGCAATAATTGCTCAAGGCCTTCGGTCATGTTCCATTCGATTCTCACGCATTGACCACCGCCCGGACTTTGAACTGGATCCACTGGTTGCGCTGCCGGATGTTGTCGATGCCCGTGACGATCTCATATGTGACCCCGCCCATCACGACCCGACAATTTTCGGTTACGGACGCATGGTATCGCATGGTCACGGTGGCTTGTTTGAGGACCTGGTCCGCATTGGCGATGACCGCATCCGTTCCGTGCGCGTTGACCCACTGGCAAAACGCGGACATGAGCTTCAGATAGGTCTCGGTTTTGAACCCTCCGGTCCCGGTCTGCGTTTTGTAGTAGATGTCGATCGGCGTGCGAAGGTCACCCGTTTTAAAATCAATTCCGTCAATCACAGCAAACCACCATCCGTTAGCGACAGCTTCAGCTGTTGCATAAAATAGGTGATCCGGTGATTGGCCAGCAGATCGTTCACGGATCCGTCAGGGCGGTCCCACAGCTGGATTAGCATCATCTTGACGATCTCTTTTGCCTGTGGATCCACAGCCGAGCCGTCGGTCGGGGCAGTGTAACCACTGCCCCGCTCGACTGCTTTTTCGATTGCATTGATCTTGTTCTGCAGATCGGTCTGGTCGACCGTGGCGCTATACTCTTTGAGCAATGTGATTGCTTCATTGATGCTCAGGATCACGGTCGCTCACCTCCTCCGTCAGACTGTGAATTCAATGTCGACTGCTTTACCATTCAGCGCGCTGTTCAGCGTCACGCCGTTGGACTCAAGGGCCGAAGCGCTGACCGTGACAGTCGGCGCGGTGCCCTCTTTGGCTTTGTCCAGGTATGCCGCCGAGACCGTGTTGCGGTCCAGCTTGACCGGAAGCCCGATCTTACTGCCGAAGCCGATGGCCGTTGTCGCGCCAGTGCCGTCATGCGCCGGGATTGTGATGCTGGTCACGGTTGCGAAGATCTTCGATCCCGTCACGATTCCAGCTGTATTCTCGGTGAAAACCGGCAGTGTCTCTGTGATGGCCTCGCCGGCCATGTTGGTACCGGCGATGATCACCTGAATGGCTTTGATGTCTGTGGCGGTCCCCCCGGCGGTCGCCGTGATATTGCGCGGGAACGGCGGATTGGTGATGCCAGTCGTGATGACCTGCTCCTCACCGGTGTCCGTCACTGCAGCATGTACACCCGTGGCACTGGCCGCCGCAGCCTGNNGGGCCAGCGTCACCGGCACCCGCATGTCAAGCGGGTATGCCGGAGCATCCGTCTTCACGACGATGTCCTGTGGATTGAAGGGTAATCTTGTCATTGTGTATCACTCCAATCTCTGATCCAGCGATCAGGTGACGACGATCTCCCGCTTCACGCAAGCCGCGGAATCCATGCTGACCGCATCGAGGCGGATGATGCCGCGGACTTCCGTCGCGTACCGCGCCCAGGCGTTGCCGCCGATATCGGTGCTTGCCAGCTCCATCGCCGCACGGCGGAAGAGCGAACCGAACTGAGTCAGGTCGCCGATGTAGACCGGCGCCAGGGTGCTGCCGCTTGTCCTGTTCGGCAGAAGCGCGTCGGACATCATGACGACCCGGCGGCCCTTCAGCGTCATGCCGGTCCCAGAGGTCGGATCCGGCTGAAGCAGCGGCTTGCCGGTTGCGTCAGCGAGATTGTCCAGGACGTTGTAGCCGGACTGGTTGGTGAGGATGACGGCGTTCAGCGAGATGTCCGGATCAAGCGACTTGTTCAGGACCGTCTTTATTCCTTCCAGTTCCTTGCCGGCCGTGAAAGCGGTCGGGCTGAGAGTCGCCAGCAGGGTCTTGAGCAGGACGTTCTCGGTGAGAACAGCCTTCTTGCCGAACCAGCGGGCGAGGTAGCGGAACAGACCGGCGATCTCATCGGCCGCGAGTTCCTTGGACACGGGCACGATCAGGCCGTAGGTGTCCAGCGAGTAGCTGACCTTTGTGAAAAGGGGCTGGTCATCCTGGGGCACGCCATCGGCATGCACTTCACCGGAGAGCTGGGTGAATCCAGCTGTCGGAGACGTGTCGACTGCTCTCCAGCCGGTCGCGGATGCGACGATTTCGGTGTTGAACAGACTGGCCAGCTGCGTCAGCTGACGGCGCTGCTCATGGATCAAGCCATCGAAATCGATGGGAACCAGGAACCCGCCATCCTCACCGGCCGGCGAACCGCCGCCAATGGTCAGAGCGGCCATCAGGGGCTTGACCTGCTCGATGCCAGCGGCCTTCTTCGGGGTGATGCCGTTCTGGATCGCATAAGCGAACGCGCGGGCATACTCCTTGGTGCCACGGATCTCATCGATCTGGCTGCGGATGACGTTGTCTTCGGCCTTGCCGGCGGAAGGCGTCGGCGGATCGAATCTGCCGGCCTCTGCTTCGAGGTCTTCGAGGGCCTTGATCTCTTCGTTCGCGGCCTTGATCTCGGCCATTCTGGCCTCGTAGGCAGCCTTGTCCTTCGCCTCCAGAGCCGCAGTAGCTGCGGTGATCAGGCCGGCCCGGACGTTCTTGAGTTCGTAGATTTTCTTGGACATTTTGTTGATCTCCTTTCGATCAAAAGCGCTGTGCTTCTATTTCAATCTGGGCCGACGCCCTCGATTGCCATTCCTCATCCGGGCTTGCACCGGTCTGCTGCGACTCACTGAACAGTTGACGGAGTTTGGTCAGGTCCTGGCCGCTGGCCTTTGCATACACTTTGGCGATGGATGCGGCTCTTGCCGGCTTGTTCGATTCGTCAAAAACAATCTCATCGATAAAGCCCAGCTCAAGCGCCTTCTCAGCACTCATATAGGTGTCGGCATCCATCATGGACTGCAGTTCTGCCTCACTCATGCCCGTGCGCATTTTATAGGCCGCGATCATGGCGGCGTTCGCAGTTTTGAGCATGTCGGCCGTGCTTGCCATCTCACGGTAGTCGCCTTCCGTTCCTGCCCAGGCGTTGTGTATCATGAGCAGCGCGGCCGGCGACATCTTGATTGTCTTTGCTCCCATGAGCAGGACCGATGCAGCTGATGCCGCTATGCCGTCAACGATTGCCGTCACATTGCCATGCTCTTTGATTCTGGTAAACATGGTCGCTCCGCTGGTCAAATCACCACCCGTGCTGTTGACCCTGATGACCGGATCGGCAGTTGACTGCAAAAACTTGATCAGCTTACTCGGGCTTGTTCCCTGCCAGCCGATCCAGTCGAAAAACGCCTGGTCGTTGTCAGAGATTATTTCTCCGTATACGTTGAATTCATTCACTTAGCCGTACCTCCTTTCTGCGCAATTAGCTTGTCGAAGTATTCGCCCAGCTTTTCAAGCGGCACGCTGTTGAGCGGGGCGATCCTGGTGTCACCGCCAGGCACCTCCGGCAGATCCTCGAAGCCGAGAATGTCGTTGACAGAATAGGCGCCGACATTGCGCATATCGGTGTACCACTTGCCTCTCGCTGTCATGTCTCCGCGCAGTTCCGCATTCATGTTGATCCGGACCTCGAGGCCTCGGCGGATCTCGGAGTCAAACAGCAGCTTGTAGGTGTATTCCTCTTCGTTCTGTGACACGGCTGGATGCAGTCCGCTAACGACATACTCGATGGCGTTCTGCTCGTTCGAGCTGTAGCTTTGCTTTCCGGCCTGCAGCTTGTAGAGCGGCACTCCAAAAAACCGGGCCACATCCTCGATCGTCACAGTCTTTGACTCGACAAACTGCGCGTCCTTCTGGCTCATCGAGATCTGCTGGTACTTGATCCCGTTATCCAGGACGGCTATCTTGAACGCGTTATCGACACCGGCATAGATCGAGTTCCACTCGGTTCGGATCTTCTCCTTGGCGTCCTTGTTCAGGTCGGCGGTCTCAACGGCCAGGATCCCGGACGGCCTGGCATTCTGCGTATAGAATTTTCCTTCGAACTGCTGCTGTGCCCGGGCGTTGTCGATGATCTCCGAAGCTCTGGTCAAGACCGACACGCCTCGGATACCGTCCTCTGAATAGGCCTTCAGATGGATCAGGTCCCAGGACCGGATCTTCCTCCGGACACCTGTCTGAGGATCCGAATACACATACCAGAGCGCCCCGTCGTCAGCGGTGAACGGCGTCACATAGTCAGCCGGCAGCGGAATCAGTTCGATGGGCACACTATTGCGCGGACTGCGCAGGATGGCCGCGTACGCGTTTCCCCACAGTAGGCGATAGGTTTCCATCAACTTTTTAAACACAAACGGTGTCATGGCTTCGTTGGGCCGGACCGACAGCAGATAGGCCAGATAATGCTCGTTCAAATGCTTCTTGCTGACACCGTCCATGACATACATCGGCAGCTTGCCCATCGAGTCGGACCGGATCTCGACGCAGGCATTGACGGCCGCCACCTTCATGGCTCCGGACGCGCTGGTTGTCAGTGGCAGTCCAGTTGTCCATTGGGCTGGATCCATCAATGTCATGGTCGATGTCGGGGTGGTCTCCGAGCGGATCCGCGTGAGGGCACGGTCAAAGATCATTTCGCATCAGCTCCTTTGCTCCAGATAACCGCCGCGCCGATCGTCAATATACCGGCTGCGATCAGGCCGGCCGGCACATTGATCAGGTCGACACCCTTCCAAATCAAGAACGCTCCAGCGATGGCCAGAGCGTCCGGGATTGTGTTCTTGATGATCCTGCCGGTGCCCGGCAGAATTTTTCTGATCCCGTTTATCAGTCTCACAAGCTCCAGTCCTCCGATAGAATTTTCTTGTTCATATCTTTCTTGCGCTCGATGCGGAGCGCTCGTGTCATGGCGTTGATGATCGCGGCTACTGGGTCGATGCGTTGGGTATCGTCCTTGTGCTTCTTCGACAGTTTAATGTCCCCGAAGTTGTTGCGGATTTCGATAGCATTATCCAGGCACCAGTCAAAGATCGGGTTTTCCTCATAGAAGAAATTCCCAGTCAGGACGATCTCCCGGAACTTCTTGGTCGCTGCATTCAGCCCAGCGCAGGTTTGCGGGATCTCCACGACCCGCTCCGGCGAGTAAACGTCCGTCAGCCGGCCGGCCAGATCGATCGCGTTGTGACCGTCATAGCAGATCTCCTGTGTCTGCCACTTGTGATCCTGCTCATTGTCATAAATCCAGGTCTCAATATACCGGTTGTCTGTCACAGATCCCGGTGTCAACGTGCAGTACCCGTCCGCCGCATACATCAGATAAGGCAGCCGGTCAGTTTTCTCATGTTCTGACGCCCGGTTCTGTGGCATAAAGGCGGCGACTTTGAACCCCCAGGTGTCCGACTCTTCCAGGTAAAACACCGCTCCGGCTCCCGACAAGTCGGTTGTTTTTCCAAGGTCGAATCCGATCCAGCAGGCTTTCCCGTCCGTCCGCTTGGCGAATTCCTCGCGGCTGACCCGGCCGGCTTTCCACAGATTCATGCATCCAGACATATAACGATTTTCACTATCTGCCTGCCAGCGGTTCATGCGCTTGATCAAGAACTCCCGGATCTTGTCCGGATCGTTGGAGTTGAAGGCCTTGTTGTATTCCGACTCGACCTCCTCAAGCAGATGGTCACTATAAGCCGACCGCTCCCGGAACATCGGACTTGCCTTCGGCCAGCAGCTGCGGTCATGCGGATTATCGTTGTCATCAATCTGACGGATCATGACAAAGTAATCGTCCTGGATCACTTCGCCTCGCAGTATCTTGACGCACAGCTGATCTTCTTTGTAACAGGGTTTGTTTTCCGCGTCATTGCCTGCCGTCGTGATGATGATTTCCAGGCACTGAGCTTTCTTGCCTTTGCCGCTGCTGGTTGTGTCCCGGACCTGGCTTGTCTCGTGCGCATGGTATTCATCAACGATTATCAGGTTCGGCCGCCCGCCGTCTTTGTTCTTAGTGTCCTTGGACAGCGATTTGACTTTCCCGCCGCGTGTCTTGTGAGTGATCGAGTGCTTCTTGATGTTGAGCCGTTTCGCGATCGCCGGGCTGGATTCTCCGATCAGCCGGATATCTTCCTCGACGATCTTGGCCTGGCCCCGGTCAACTGCCGCGCAGACAACCTCCGGGCTAAACTCGTAAATTGCCTGTTCCGGATGACCCGGCGGATAGTAGGCGTCGGCAGTCATCGCATAGTTTCCGCAAACAGAAAGACAAGCCGACTTGGCTTGTCCTCTCGCTTCCCGGATATATGCCGTGTTGAATCTTCGCCGGCCTGAGTCCTTGCGCACCCAGCCGTAGATACATCCAAAATCAAATATCTGCCAGTCCAGCAGCTGGAACGGCTGGCCGGAGTAAACGCCAGATACCTGTCTGGCGATCCCGAAGAATTCAACGATCCGGTCAGCTCGTGTCTCGTCAAAGACAAACGGCCATTCCGGATCGCGTGATTTTTCCAGATCGTTCAGGTGGCGCTGACAGGATAGGATCTCGAGTTCATTGCATAGCTTCCGCTTCTCACCGTAAACGACATCGAGTGCATACTGTGTTACCGGATGCATATCAGTCACCAAACATTTCGGACTCTGCGTCGATCGGCTTCTCCTCCGCCCGCTTCTTGGCC